GGAGAGCGGTTGAGGGGGGAGCCGTTGAGAGGAGGGCCGTTGAGAGGAGGGCCGTTGAGAGGAGGGCCATGGGAGGGCCGTTGAGAGGAGGGCCGTTGAGAGGAGGGCCATAGGAGGGTGTATCGAAATGTCGCAAAAAACGACTAGATTTTGCATGCGAAATCTCAACAAAAAAAAATTGAAAATGAAAATTTTCGGTAGTGATTTTATTAAAACCTATTAAGATACCACCGATTACGATGATGTCTAACACGAACTACGTTGATGCTGTACGCGACCTTGCTGCTGGAAAGAAGCCTACCAAGGCTTATGCCGGTATGCCAAAGGAAGAGCGTGAGAAGTTGAAGGAGGAGAAGAAGACTGAGAAGGCCGCTGCCAAGGAGGCAGCCAAGGCTGAGAAAGCCGAAGCTAAGCTAGCAGCTAAGCAAGCTAAGATCGATGCTAAGGAGGCAGCCAAGGCTGTCAAAAAATCAATCGTAGAGAGAGCCAAGGCTGATAAAGCATTGGCTAAGCTCGAAGCTAAGCTAGCCGCTAAGCAAGCTAAGGAGGCAGCCAATGCTGAGAAGCTCGAAGCTACGCTAGCTGCTAAGCAAGCTAAGATCGATGCTAAGGAGGCAGCCAAAGCCGAGAAAGCCGAATCTAAGCTAGTGGCTAAGCAAGCTAAGATCGATGCTAAGGAGGCAGCCAAGGCTCAGAAAAGTGACTGGTTGGAAACGGCTAAGGCTGAGAAGCAAATGGAAATAGATACTATAAAAGCCCAAAAAAAGCTCAAGAAACAAATCGAGAAAGAGGAAGCAGCTGTTTTAAAGAATGCAGCTAAGGTGTTGAAGGACGTCGAGAAGGCTGCTGAGAAGAGTGAGAAAAATCGCCTCAAGGCTGTGGCTAAGGCTGAAAAAGAAGCATTAAAAGCTGAAAAGCTTGAAGCAAAGGAGCTAGCTAAACTCGAGAAGGAATATGCGAAAAAGGATGCCGAGATAGCTAAAGAGTTAGCTCTAGAAGACGCAAAGACCGACATGCCTGTTACTAAGGCAAAAAAAGTAAAAAAAGTAAAAAAAGTAGAAAGACTGGATACCGATAAAAACGAAACAAAAAAACCAGTTACAAGACAAGAGTCGAAGCATATTGAAGTAGCTAATATCCTAGTAGAAATGAAAACACAAAACTAAAAAAATATCATAAAAGAGGAGTCGCATAACAAAAAACCAAATAAAAATCCTCCAGACTCTTTTTTTTTTGAATGTATAAATATTATCACAATAAATTTGGTTAATGGATATTAAAAAATTGATAAACTAGAATAAGATTAGATGAATCAATTAAAATAATAATCAAACATGACTTTATTCGATCAGATTTTAAGCGGTGTAGTGAAAAAAGATAGATTGGACAGCAATGTGAGTCCTGTTGAGTGGTTACTAATCCGTATGGGCTGGAGTTTAGAGATAAATCAAATAAAAAAAAATGAATTAACAGCAAACGAAAAAAAGTTAAACTTCATGGTATAAAAATAGTTACCGATATCTCAATTCATTACCGATTTCTTGATTCCAATAATATTAGATGATATAGTATAATATATAGATAGTGTATTTGTATGTTTTTTTGTCGGAATGTGATAATAATAGTTAGATGATATGGTACAATAAAAAACATTATTTACATAAAAACAATCACACCTTTACATTATTATCGCATAGGTTCATTCATCCCATAATTTTTTTATAAGATAACTTATAAATATCATAAATCCAAAACCACATAAGATACTAGGTAAATCCATATTTATTATATATTTTTTAAGGACCGAATTAAATTTGCTTATAGTCAATTTTTTAATATAGATATACGTAGTCCCGGCGGATATTGGAGATATATAGTTATCAATTCGTTACCGATATCTCAATTCGTTACCGATATCTTGATTCCCTTGATACTAGATGATAGACGACAATATAGTTTAAAGATTGTTTAACATAAAGAGTTCCGTTGAGTAGTCCGTTGGATCGGGTTAGATTACATGGTACATAATAGACTACATAATTATTATCGTGATAATATATCTTATCTTATTCAATAAGAAGGTTGTACAATTAGATCAAGAAAATCTAAATTACGAAGATAATTTTTTATCTTTAATATATATTATGGATTTTGGTAGAAAGAATTATCTAGGTGCATTCTTTTTTCATTCAATATATGCAGCAATATTATTTGCTTTAGTATTCACAATAGATGATTATCTAGATAGTAAATATGGAAAAAATAAAAATATAATAAGAAAAGGATTGATTCATTCAGTTTTGATATTTATAATTTCTATTGTAGTATTATTTATATTATGGTTTGGATTTGGATGGGGAACCGGATGGGTTCCTTCAAAAAAATAAATTAAAATAAATTAAAATAAAGAATAAAAAGGTAAAATTAAAATTGATTTGTCTATTTTTATTATATTAATAATAAAGATGGGTCAAGTGTTAGCAAATTTATCAAGTAATTTAAATATTGTATATTTTGAAGAAGAGAAGATGTCTATAGAAAACCATATACCATTTACAAATAACGAATCAGAAAATGTAACATGGGATAAAATAATGAGTTATTTAGATAAAGAACAGAAGTTCAGATATAAAATAAAAAAAGATAAATACGAAATTATAGAAAATTTAAAAGTAAGAAAAATAACAATGGATCACTCCAATGTTATGTATTGGCACGACAGCCCTAGTAAATTTGAACCATATGAAGATGTACAATATTATTTTGAAAAAGGTGAAACATATGAAAATACTGAATCAATTAATAGATTATTAAGATATAAAACGGAAAACTTTAACTTTGAATTAGTTTAACGCTGACTATGATAAACACTATCTACTGGAATACGAACAACTCTAGTACCACTTCTGGGAGTAAGTAACTTATCCATGGAAAGATCAATTTTTATATTAAAATCTTTATTAGTAAGTGTCTGTAATTTTATTGTATTAAAATTACCAGAGTAGAATTGCACAATGTTAAATCGACTGAATAAAACAGACTTCATGATTGGTTGCTAAATATATATTATTGTATAAGAATAATATATATTTCAATTTTTATTTATTATGAACATTGTCTATAGTTGCGCTTATAGAGTGTGCGTAGTCAGTAGAAGAAGTAATAAATGCACATGGAAATATACTATGGATACATGCTTGAATTGATGCACAAAAAAATCGCATAGATAATTTGCATGAGAAACAACAGTGTTCGGAGTAAGACATATCAACATTACGCGGATGCTGACAAAATATTCTATCAAACATATAATATTAATCAATAATATAATTTTTGAGTGAATATACTGAATCACATTTTGTTTTTGTACTAATAATACGACAAAAAAATGGATTAATTGCTGCAAATATGAGTATAATAATAGAAAGTAAAAAAATTGAACATTAATATATATAATACTATTATATTATTTAATGTTCAATTTTTTAGTAATGAATGTAGTGCGTAAATATATATTTCTAGCTCCAAATTTTTTTCACACAAGACAATACAAAACTACCGATAGTAAATACGGGATGACTTACAAAGTCATTATATCTTATCATATATTCTCTAGAAGGAGGTAATGATTCAGAAGAATATACGCGGACAAAATCGTCGTATAACATATCATTTTCAAGGATGGTTGTGCATTTATTTATGTAATTTTTATGTGTGCCAAAAATATGTTTATTTCTGTTTATAGATGATATATTAATATATGGATCATCAATTGCAATAAACTGTCCCCAAGTACCACAGTTATCAAAAGTATCAGAAGTATATCTATTCATCATAGTGATATATTGTATTGTTATTTTATATTATACTTAAATAATATTTAACTAATTCAATTTTATTATATCAGAATCGTTATGAAGTGGAGTATATAATGTTCTCCAACTGCGGATTTTATTATTTTCAGAGTCAAATAAAACATCTTTTACAAAATCGTTGTGTGCAATATATGTACAATAATCATCTTCATCGTATTCATCATCATCGATCGATATATTATCATTGTGATTAAGTCGATCATCATATATTTCATGTTCTATTAATTCATCCATAGGTAAATGAGTACAGTAACACCAAGCATTATTATGTGCATTGTTGCCACTATAATAGTTACCACATGTAGTACAAATCTGTGTATGAATATAATATTCAGGATAGTTTTCTTCGATATCATGAAAATAACCAAGTATAACCCGATAACCATAAATAGGAATAAATTGTGATTCCTGATTTTCTAAATCGCTGCTATAAACTGTTTTATAAAATTCTTTAAACATACCACGAACATATCTTAATGATTGTTTTAAATATATTCGTTGTTTTAATGTTACCTGATAAAAGAATAAATAATCTTTAATAATAGGCAATAGGTCATCACAAATTTGATCTATGTGATTAATGAGTAGAAGCTTTTGAACAACAATGTCTGACTTCATGATGGAAAAATAATAGTAAATAAAAAAATATATATATATAATTCAATTTTTTTTTAATAGTTAAAAGTTTAAAAGTTAAATAAGTGTATAGTACCATTGGACATAATAGGACGTGTAGTCATATCGATATTAGATCTAGATTCAATTGAATTATTCCGGATATATTCAGGAATATAACGTAGTATATCTTGATTCAAATTTTCTTTATCACTTATGTTATAATATCTTGAAAGTGTGTCGACAGTATAATGTTCTAATATTTTAAATTCATTTAATTTACTTTCGTAGTAGAAAGTCAAGTTATGATATTGAGAAAGAACATATTTAGGGGGTTTAGCTTTAATTCCCCAGTCTGCACGACATGCTGGACACGATTTTTTATTATCTTTGAACCATGTTTCTATACAATTTTGATGATAGATAACATTACATGTATTACATTGATAACAATTAGGTAAATCCGTACATTCATCCATACAAATAAGACACATACAATCTTTACAATCATTTTTCTTTTCATTTTTCTTTACGCAAAAGTTTTTTTTATTGAAAATAGAATAGTTTTCTATATAATGTTTTTTTGAAATAAGATTATCTTGTATATTATTGACTATATTATCACATTCGTACATACATACAATAAGTTCTTTCAATGACGAGATATAGAAATCCTCACCTGATATGTATGTTTCAAACTCGGCATTATTTTTGAACATGCGGTCATTTTTCCAAAAACATGTGGAACGATTGTGTCCGGAGAAGCGGCAAATACTACAAGGCATTATTACAATTAATGTTGTATTGTAATAGATTAGAATACATAAAATATAATAAAAAATGGATTTCAATTTTATTATATTTGATACTCGTGAATAAATTACAGAAAGTATTAATGCCGAAGAAATAATAAAAAGATATAGAATAATAAAATAATAAAATTATATGAAAAAAAAAGTGGAATATATATTAAAAGTTATATGTTATACATTAATATTTTGTTTTGTGCATAGTTCAAATGTTATAAATTATTTAAAACCAAATACAAAAGAAAATGAAGAATATAATAAAAATGTGCATTTAAATGCTGTAGATTTTGTAGATTTTGGTATAACAATGATAATGTCAATAATAAATATTTTTACAAGTTATAATTTAAATTCATCATCATTATCAAGAGTATATGGAAAAGATAGTATAGGAATAGAATCATTATTACTTCACATTTCAATGAGTATATATGAGATATTTTATCAAGTATTAATGGAAAAGAAATGGTTAGTATTAATACATCATTTAATTGTAATAATCGGATTTAGTTCTTTTATATATTATGGTATTGGACAATATTATTTAAATACACTTGCAATAGCAGAAATTACAAATATATTTTTAGTGCCATTTTTATTAATAAAGAGAAATAATATTTATTTAGATAAATTATTTTATATTGGATTATTAACAGGAGTAAGTTTTATATTTGTTCGTATATTATTATTACCCTATATGTTATATAACACAACAGTAGATATGAAATATATACCAGAAAATAAGATTATAGAAATTAATATAGGACAATTTATAATATTATTAATAATACTAATATCAGTATATTGGTTTTACAAATTGTGTAAAGGTGGCATAAAGGAATATAGAAAATTATACGGTTGAAGTAAGTATTAATGCCGAAGAAATAATAAAAAGATATAGAATAATAAAATAATATGAAAAAACAGGTTGAGTATCTTTTAAAGGTTATATGTTATACATTAATTTTTTGTTTTATACATAGTTCAAATGTAATAAATTATTTAAAACCAAATACAGAGGAAAATAAAATATATAATAAAAACGTACATTTGAATGCAACAGATTTTATAGATTTTATAACAATAATTGTAATGTCTGTAATAAACATATCTACAGTATATAAATTAAATACATCGTCTTCTAGTAGAATTTTTGGTATAGATGATTTAGGTATTGAATCTTTATTAATTCATACAGGATTAACAATATATGAAACATTTTATCAAGTATTATTTGAGAAGAAATGGTTAGTATTAGTACATCATTTATTATTAGTGTTTGGTTATGGTTATTATATATACAGAAACTTTGCACAATATTATTTAAATTCATTTGGGATGACAGAAATAACGAACTTATTTTTAGTGCCATTATTATTAATGAAAAGAAATAATATCGGTTTAAATAATATATTTTATATAGGAATCGGGATTATATTTAGTTTTTTAATTTATAGATTATATTTAATACCTTATCTTATTTATCAGTCATTTATAGATATAAATATTTTACCCGAAGATATGAAAACTAATATGTATATGGGAAGATCAGTAGGTATAATGATGTTACTAATGTCATTATTTTGGTTTTATAAATTATGTAATGGTGCAATAAAAGAATATAGAAAATTAAAGAGATAAATTCGTATATAAATATTATAAAAAATATAATAGTACATATAAGGTTAAAATATGAATATAGAGGATGGATTATCATCATTATTATTTATAACGATACCAATAATGTTTGAATTACCATTATTTTTATCGTTTGGATTTATAGCATTATGTATATCTTCTGCGTTATTTCATATATATCCAAATGAAAAAATATTCGGAATAATGGATACAACATGTATAGTATATGTATGTTCTTATATATCAATAACTGATAACCCATATACATCGTCATTATTTTGTTTAGGTAATATATTTGAAAAATTGTATTTTGGTAAAAATAATGCAATAATATTAATGTGTATATGGGTATATACATTTATTTATTGTACAATAAATTTAAATATGCTTACATTAATTCCAATATTATTTTCATCATTATTTTATCATTATACATATTCGTTAAATAATGGTGTATGGAATAAAAATATAAGATTATTATGGCATTATTATAATACATTATATATTTGTATAAATACGCCTTATAAATATAAGCAATATCAACAATTAGATTTTGATAGCGTATTGCTAAAAATATTAAATTAATCTATAATAGAAGTTCTACATATGGAGCATAAATTTCCTGTATGTTTATTATAAGATAAATTGGAAACAAAACAACCAATGCATGTTTTATGTCCGCACGAAGGAATTATAATGTTAGTGTCATTTATTTCACAAATACAGATAGGACATGTTTCATGAGAGTTATCAACTACGTTGTTGAGAGAATAAATTAAATTATCAATAGTATTTAATTTATTTTTAATATCTAAATAATAAGAATTATTGTCTTCTTTTTCTATATATTGAATATCGGGTAAGTGAGTTTCTTGAATAGGTGGTATATGTTTATATACGAAATTATTTTTTAATCTCTCGGGATAAATATTTCTCTCCAAGTAGTCTTTCATTTCTTGTTCTTCTTTGCAACGAAGTATTAATTTATCTACTTCCTCAAACATTTTATATATTTCTATAAAGTTCAGGTAATCCTGGAGAGAATCAATTTTATATTATTTAATTAAATTAGCGAAAAAAAATATGAATTTATATAGGACTATAAGAAATCCTAAAACAGGGCGTTGTATCAATACACGAAAAAAACGCTGATGTTTTTTGAGCGTTTTTTCGTTTTGTTTTGGTTTTGTTTGTTCCATTTTGCTTGTTTCGTTTCCTTTTTCAGTATAACAATCATGTAATACATATATTTTATGGCAGCTTATACTCAGATACGTAGTCCAGATAACAAAAGATAGCCTTTTCTAAGTCGTACCCAACATATTCACATTGATATGTGAAATTTCTTGCCATCGTACCACATGTGTAATCGTCGCATTCGGGATCTCTACAATCACAACTATATGGTTCCTCTGTGTAATATTCGAATGTAATGTAGTAACGTGTTTTTTTCTTCGCGTAAATACATGACAATAGAATCGCGAATGTTTTGCCTTTAATTTTTATATAGTCTTTTATCGCCTCGTCTGTTTTTTTGTCATATGCGACATAGTAGCTCGTTCCATGATTTACATCATCATAATCGCCTTGAATATCTCTTATATACTCACCTGGTTCGCGAAACTCCGGATTAATTAGTCTAGGATCCAAATACTTGATCACTTCATACATCCCCACCAATGGTGGCAATCTTCTGGCAAGATACATGAATGGTTCTGATTGTTGTTCCTGTGTTCTTCTTTGCAACGAAGTATTAATTTATCTACTTTTCCTCAAACATTTTATATATTTCTATAAAGTTCAGGTAAAATCAATTTTTTATTATTTAATTAAATTAGCGAAGAAAAATAGAATTCATATAGGACTATAAGATAATTATTATGGAAAAAATAATAGAAGTATTAACTTACACAATGATTTTTGTATTTGTACATGAATTAAATGCAATAAGTTATTTAAAGGAAAATAATTTGGAAAATATAGAATACAATAAAAACGTACATTCAAATATTGTAGATATAATAAATGTAATAATGTCAATTAGTATATCGATTGTATATTTAATAACCTCTTACAAAATAAAAGATAATAGGTTATACGGAATAGATGAAATGGGCATAAAAGTAGTACTTGTACATATAGCATTATTTATATATGAAATATTTTATAATATATTTGATGAAAAGAATGTAGTAATGTTCATACACCACATTATAGTAATATTAATTTTTTCATATTCAATATATAGACAATTTTTACAATTTTATATATCAACAGGAGGAATAGTAGAAATAACAAATGTATTTTTAAAGCCATTAACATTATTCAAAAGAAATGAAATATTTTTGGACAAACTAGTATATCCAGGAATAGGTTTATTTTTGAGTTTTATATTTGCACGTCTTATATTATTACCGTATGTTTATTATATTCTATTACATGACAGTGATTATGTAAAACAGGAAGATATAGTTCATTATAATGTAGGAAAATGTATAATATTAGTAATATTTTTATTATCGTGTTATTGGTTTATGAAAATAACAAGAATATTATTAAAAGAAGGAAAAAAAATATTTAAATGATATAATTAGATGAAATAGAATTCATCATCCAAGCAAAGTAAGAAACAATATATCTTTCGGTCATAATAACATCATACATTTTTTTAGCATTTTGAGAAATGGTTTTACATTTTTTATCATTTGATTTACACCATTTAACAGCTTTTTCAAGATCACTTAAATCTTTTTTAATACGTAAGTAATGTTTTCCACTAATAAGATGGTTAGAGAACCACATTTTATAATCGAATAAACTATCAACTTTTAATATAGTGGATCCAAGTGATAATTCTTTACCTAAACGATAAGCAGAAACGTGACCATCAATATGAATAATATATTTATAGTTGGATTGATCATTCATAGATTTACGTTGTGAATATTGTAGATCATAATCTCGAAATCGGAAGAAGTCAATTTCCTTGCCCATGAATTTTTTATCACGTAAATTTTTACCAACAAGACCGGCATCCATAAGATCTTTAGTTTTAGGATTTTTGCTCAATTCTTTTGAAAGTTCAGCAAGACGAATGCGTTGATTATCTTCAGGTGTAGTACCACATCCAGTAGCGCTACCGCGAAAAATAGCTTTTGCAAGTTTCTTTTCCCAATCATAATTAATAGAATCTTTTTCCATATCAATACATGATGTTGGATATAATCTACGTGTAACATTACGCCAATCTGCATAATTAGGGATCAATAAATCAGCAAAGTTTTTATTTTTACTAAAACTCATAATAGGAACATATTTATCATAATTATGATGTGACAGTGGTGTAGTTAGATTATTAAAGATATGAAAATAAGGTTCCATACGATCTGGAGTTAATACAGGATGATCACGTCGATTAATAAAAAAGATACAATCATTAACAGTATGATTTGTACAAGCGCGACTAATCATTTCGCGTACTTCATACCATCCCATATCTCCGACATCATTATCAGTCCAATTGCCTATTAAACAATTATTAGAGGACCATTTAGTAGTGTCTTTTTCCAATCCTTCGTCTTTTTTACGTAAATATTTTTCTTTTTCTTTAAAATATTCATCAAATGTCATATTTTTTTTGAATTTAATAGTTGAACTCCAGTTATTTTTATAATTAAGATTTTGGAAAGGAATAAAGTAGTGTAATTTATTATTTTTGATATATACAAAAATGCCCATACGAATATGATGAAATAAATAATTAAATGTATTAACAATATCCTTTCTCTCGAGTTTTTGGTAAATATCGAATTTTAATTCTTTTGGAGAATTAGATTCATTTACACTTTTTTTTAATATTAATTTTTTAGGTAATAGACTGATGAATTCGGCGGGATCAGTCATAAAGGGTAATTTATGTGCTCTTTTGCAACTATCTATGTCATCATAGCTAAGATCAAAGTCAGAAAGATCATATTTACTTATAATATGTGAAGACATAGTTTTACTCTTTTTGTCTGTAGTAGATGAATCAGGAGATGATGTTTTACTCTTTTTGCGTGTAGTAGATGAACCAGGTGATGATGTTTTACTCTTTTTGCGTGTAGTAGATGAACCAGGGGAAGCAGATTTACTTTTTTTGCGTGTAGATGAATTAGATGATGTAGATTTACTTTTATTACTTATAGAGGAATTAGAACTCATAGATAACTAATATATGTATATATTAAATTATAATAAAAATTGATATAATTATTAAATATAATAAAATATACAAATGAATTTTGGAAAAACGAGAAAAATAGAAAGTTTTGGAATAAATAAATTAACGATTGATAATTTATATGAAATTTTAAAGAAGCGTGTTAAAAACGATTATGATATAGTATGTATTTATGATGAAGAATTGGTAAATAATAAAGATTTGTTAAGTGAAATATTAGATAAAATATACATAGAAACGAATAGAGAAATGGAAATGGAGAAAAAAATAAACGACGAATACATTAAAATTGATAATATAGTTAAATTAAATAAAAATTATAAAGATCCAAACATATCAACAAAATATGGTAATTCAATAATTATAAATAACTCAGAGAAAGATAAGAATATAGTATTATTTTCATTACCATTAGAACGATCAATAAATTGTGGATATTTATATAATAGTGATGATTTTTGTGAGAAAGCAATATATTTAAGAACACTGTATAGAAAAAATAAGGGTTGTTTATATAATATGTTAGAATTATTAGATAAATATAGTTTAAATTATGAAAATAGGAATGAGATAATAAATAAATTAAAATATTATTGAGTTAAATAATATAAAAAGATATATAATTATATATTGGGTATTTAAGCAAGGGGGTGTAGCTCATATGGTAGAGCGCTCGCTTTGCATGCGAGAGGTACTGGGATCGATACCCAGCATCTCCATACCCGTACCTGTTTTAGCTCAGATGGTAGAGCATTCGACTGTAGTGGTTTAATTTAGCAAATATCGAATGGTCGCTGGTTCGATTCCAGCAAACAGGAAGATTAATTTTATCAAATATTTTTTATATTTAATAAAATAATAAAAAGTAGTATTAGTATATATAATGGCAAAAAGTTCATGTTCAAATATGATAATAGTGGGTGTTTTATTATTATTTATAGTAATGGTAATGGTAAATAAAGGAATGAAAGAGGGTTATGTAGCAGCTCCTCGTGCTCGTGCTGCTCGTGTGGATGCTCGTACATATACTGGTCCAGGGGACGCAGTTCGTGGTCCAGTAGCACCAGCACGAAAACCAGTTAAACGTGCAAGAAGAAGAAGAAGAGCAGTAGTTTGGTATAATCCACGAACATGGAGATTATGGTGGTAAAATAATATTATAATATTATTAATATTTAAAATAATATAAAACTAATTTTTAAATATTAATTACTCGTGCGTGTAATATGGGAAATATAATACAGACATGTTTGGAAGATAATACTGATGATAAGAAAATGTCATGTCATTATTGTAATGAACTTTTAAAAAGCGAAGAAATGAAATGTAATGTTTGCAAAAAAAGATTTCATAAGAAATGTATAAATTTATATAATATAAAAAATATAAAAAATATAAAAAATATAGAATGTCCCAATTGTAAATCAAAAGATTCAATGTTAATATGGAGTTATAAATTAAAATAAATCAAATCAAATCAAATCAAATCAAATCAAATCAAATAGTTATTAGCAATAAGTTTAATAATATATGGAAAAATATTTTTGAAGTGTGTAATAATATATTTATAAATGTAAAGACTATTTTTGTTATTTTTTATAGGTGTTAAATAATATTTTTGAAATAAATGTAAGATAGATACAATATATTGTGCAATTGTCTTTCTTATTTTGAAAATACAATAATAATAGTGTTTATTTTTGTAAAAATTGGAACATAAGCATGATGATCCATACATAAAAAAATGATGTGTTTCAAATATACCACATAAAATTCTATGGTGATTATTTTTTTCATTTTTAATATTAATCATTTTATTCAAATAATTACTATGTAGATCCATAAATATAACATGTTTGCAACCTGATTCGGGAAATATATATGGATAAATACCATCGATATATTTATTTTCAATACTGATTTTACCATTAATTAATAATGGAATAAAACAGCTTTTATAAACAGCTGAAATAACGTCATCATTGGAAGAATAAATAAATTGAAGTATTTGTTTTTTTTGATCAATATCATAAAAAGTAATATATAATTTATTGTTGCAAAATAAATAAAAATCATTAGGAATATATTTTTTTAAAAACCGAAGGCAATGTTTAAGTACAGATAGGTTTCCTTTTTTTTTAAAACATTTTCTAAATTTTTTATAGAATTTATAATTAAATTTCGATATATGATCGCATAGATATAATAGACCAAATAAAGAGCCAACACTAGTGCCAGAAATACGTTCAATGCGTAAATGTGATGATATATTAGATAAATAAATAAGACCGCCAAGTAAATAACTTCCACTAAATGCACCACCGTCTAGTATAAGATCAATTGATGTATTTTTATATTTCAACCAATGATTTGTGTGAGATTCGTTTAATAATATAGATAAATATTTAGAAAAATTTTCATAAGAAGTAATTTTCATAAACTTATATTAAAGCAAAAAAAAAATAAATGAATTAATCTGTAAAATTGAAATAAAAATTTATAGACAAGTAAAGTAAGTATATGTATAATTCGGTATTTGATGGTTATTTTCCCGGTAGTTATATTAAGAAACACACACAAAATAATTGGAATTATTGGAAAAAAGGTTACGAGTTAGATAGATATGAAATATATAAGTTAGACAAAGATTACTATAAAATGGTAATACCATTAGAATATGACTGTCTTAAGATAAGTTATAAATCGATGGAAGATTTATTGAGTCACTTGGATACTATTAAAAATAGATTGTAATATATATGAATATTTGTATATTTTCAAAATATAGAGACTTAATAGGAAAGCCAAATACAGGGATTCGTCGTTATAGAATAATGGATGTGCCAATATTAGATTATATAGTAACAATAATAGGTACATTTATAATATCATATTTAACACATATACCTGTAGAAATAACTACTGTTTTAGTTTTTTCATCGGCAATAATATCTCATTTATTGTTTGGTGTGGAGACAAATAGTGTAAAATACATACAAAAAATAACAAATAATTCTATTAATTGTATTAACAAAAAGTAACTAATTAACTATAATTTAAATATTATATACTTACCATTAACTATTTATCTCGTGTAGATTTTTGTTTCAAGTATGCACACATACCACATAATATATATCCATCGGTTTTAGTAGTACATTCAGGTCTATCACATGTTCCACATCCACATCCACAACATTGTAGAGAAGGATTATCTCCGTCGCAAATAACACAAACAATATCAACTGGGGGGCTCATACTTTATTTATATAAAATATAAAAAAGAATTTATAGTAATCAATTTTTTTATATTTTATGCATATACACATGTGATTTAAGTTAGAATAAGATTACCTTCTACCAATGTACCTATTTTATTACCGGGTGCCGGATCACCATCTTCATCTTTACCGTTGTATGTAAATACATCTCCGTTTTGTTCATGTTCGTCAGTAGTCCAATATTTTGTTCCATTAATTGAAACAAGCCAGTGTTCGGTGGTAGTTTGTACTATAATTTCTTTTTGTTTTTCAAGAACAATTTCAGTTTTTTGTTCATCGTCTTCTCTAGATTCGATTGTCTTTTTTTCAAAATTCAATGAGGAATGTTCGTTTAGGAAGTGTATAAGGGAGTCAGCATTCAATTCGCTCATAAGATGTTTAATTTTAACAATATGATGAATATCTTCTTTGTATTTTTCGATAACTTTTTCATTAATATTATAATCTTTTTTCGTTTTGCAACTTAGTCTATACTTTCGTGATTTGAGTGGATCTTTTTTATAATATTCACGCATATAATTGCGCATATATTCTTTGGAATTTCTAGATTTATTAACATTTACTGACATTTTGACGATTTCTGACATGATTATATAATTAAAAAACATGTAATATAATATTTCAATTTTATGTAATATAGTACTTATTAGTTTTTATTTTCTTGATATTCTTGTTTAGGTAATACACATGGTCGCATTGCATGATAATAATCCGTTTCTTTGAACTTACGTTTAAGTTTATTATGTTTAAATACTTTCTTATAAACCCATTTTGGAATTTCATAATCAAGATTTTCAACTGGATCATGATTAATTATTTTACCCGGATTATTAATATAAACCGGTTTTCGATTGTCACCAATATATGGTGTAAAAGAATTGGCAATAGCAAATACGAGAAATAGACAAAAGATGAACATTTTATAATGAATAAAATATGTAATATTATATAATTCAATTTTATAGAATATTACTGAAATGTATATACTTTTAAAAAATCTTTCTTATAAAATAATGATTTATATGTGAATTTGTTTAATTGTTCCAAGTTGAGAGGAAAAGATATAGTGGGTTTAACATTAGGTTTGTAGTAGTGTTTCGGTATAATAGAAGTGTAAATAATACCAAGTGAATTATGTCCAAGTGCTTCTTTATATAATTGTGATCCACCAATAACATAAATATTACGATTTTCTCCGGTACTACAATAATAAAGGGCTTCTTGAAAATTAGGTACAACAATTACATCAGGATGACATTTATCTTTCCATAATTCATAACTGGAAGAAACAACAATATTAATGCGATTAGAAAGAATTTTATTTGGCAAACTTAAATATGTATTTTTGCCCATAATAACAACATTTTGATTTTCAGGTATTTTCCCAGTATGATTTGTGGTAGTAAGTTCTTTAAAGAAATCCATATCAACTTTACATTTCCATGGAAGATCATATTTACCAGTGGAACGATTAAAATATCCAATATGTGCATCTTTATCTATAGCAACAACAATAGAAAATTTTGTCATACAGTATATGAATTACAAAATTTAAATGATTTAATTAATAGATTAATGCATACAGTTAAAAGTTTGAATAGTATTACAATCTTCACATATTAACAATACACCATAAGGTTGGCAACAAAACATTGTATGTCCATTACGAATACAATCGCGGTCTTTCCATTTATTTAAATAAATTTGTTTTTTTGATGTTTCGGTTATTGGATTTATGTTTCTAATATTATCAATATTTAATACATTCGTTGGATTTCTTGAAATTTGCCAAGAAATTGGTTCAATAAGGTCTTCGTCTAGTTCTTCACATCTACAATAAGGACATGAATGATCCCAATTTTCAATACATGTCGAATGAAATGTATGATTGCAT